TCAAGTTTATTTTTTGAAATAAATCCATTTTTAGAAGTTCTGACAAATCCTTCTAATTTATCCTGAGAAAACTTCTTTACTTGACCGAGGGATGGAAAGGCGTGAAGAACTCTAATGGGTGGCTTATGAAAGAGCCCACTGTTTGTAAAGAAAAGATCGATAGCTGCCGCCATCATAGTCGCACCGACCTGACGACCCTTTTTTATTACAACCGGTTTTCCTGATTTTTGGGTAGCTTGAAGCCCAATGTATCGATAGACATCGACCATAAACTTCCAGCCATTGCCAATAATCTTGAAATCACTACCATCTATTGTTAAATTATTTTCAATAAAAAATGCAGGATCAAAATCTAAGAAAGAACTTTTTATTTGATCAAAGCTTTCTTTTTCTTTTTGTTTAAAATCAATCATAACTTACATGTTACTTATTTATCTAGATGGAGGCATTCCATGTCTAAAATAATCTGCAATATCTTCTTCTGATGAGGCGCTACCGGTATCTGGTTTGATATAAATTACCTCAGATACCGATGAATTATTTCCTCTTTTTTTATCAATAAACTTCTTAAGTTTGGTGGGTCTTATTTTTAGAGATTCAAACCCAAGATCTTTATTTTCAATACAACGAGATCTAATTTCGGGTTCAAGAAGATGAGGTTCAGATACTATCATGTCGGAGATATATTTAAGTATATTTTTTAAAGAATTAATTTTTTCTTTATCAATCTTTCTATCTTTGCTACAATTACACTTTCCATCTTTTTTTATGCAGTTACATTTCTTAGAAGATTCAGCAATAAGGCTTGGCTCTGATTCTTTTGTTATTTTTTTAATTGAACCAAACCCGACCCTAAGTTTAATGTCCTCCATCTTATCTTCAATTGTAGCAAACTTCTCCCTGCTGGCAGTAGTTACCGTAGGTGGGGCAGGAGGAGAAGACCTTGCCATCTTATTGATAAATTCCTGAAGCCAATCGGCAGTAGTGCTATAGCTCTCAGTTTCATTAGTTCTTTTTATTTCAGACATTTTAAACCTTATGAGAAGTAGTTCTTGATGAACTCAATACCATGCATTTTTCCAGAATCCTTACCTTTCTTTGAAGAGAAGGTTCCTCGGTCCTTAAAGATTGGGTACCCGCTATCCATAATTACCTGCATAACGGCAAGCTCTTCGCGGTCAGTGAGTTCGTATTTTTCCTTTAGAAAGTCATAAACTTCTTCTAGAGGCTTTCCTCCGGAGACAACAGAATTGATGATAATTCCGGAGATTGCTCTTTCAAAAGGAGAAACCACAAGCTGAATCTTTGGATGGGCAGCAATCTTCCTGATTTCTCCATTAATTTCGTGGTTATATGCAATCTCTATCTCTTCTGCATATTTCATAATATCGCCATCAAGTCCGGCCTTCTTCTTTAGCTTTCCCTTGAAGGCTTTGTCTAATTTTTTAACGTGTTCTTTTAGAAGAAGAATATCTTTCATTACAGATACTCTCATTTCTTCTAAAATAGAATCATCAAGAACTCCAGAGTCGTCTTTTCTTACTGCTTCGGAGATTTCTTTCCCAAAGTTGGTAAGCCACTTTATAGCTCTTTCTGCCCCTACCATGCTTTTGCCATCATGCTTTGGAATTTTATTGGGGTAAGAATCCTTTGCGTAGTCCATAAAGCCTTCAGCTGCCCTATCCTCTTGCCAGTTTTTTCGGGCAGGGGGTTCTCTTAGATCATTCTCCATCTCATGGTCAAGATAACCGACTAAGGCATTAGAACCAGGTATTAGCCGGGGACGATCATCCACCTCGTTTGTTTCTACCACATAATGTCCGTCAGAAATGTTGTCCATCTGAGGTTCGTGGTCCAAAAGGTAAGATTCATCCTCTGCAAAAGAAACAATATTGTTGCCTTTGGATGATGGAATTGATGATTTTGAAAACTGAGACATTAGGACTCCTAATCTATTAAACTTATAATACCATAATAAATGCTTCTTATATTGTCGTCAGAGTAGTAGTTTACTGGATATGACTGATAAGATTTAGAATTTCCAATATATAGGTTTGGATATATTGGACTTCCGGAAACAAAACTATTTCCAGACATCTTCTGGTGATCTTCCGGATTATACTTGCAGTCTACTGCACCTTTTTTTTCCAGAATTAGGTCTGCAAACGGACACTCCGACTCTTCCTCTATTGATAAAAATACTTGATAATTATACTCTTTATCTTCTTTTGAGGAGTCATCGTTAATTCTTTTCATAGATAATACTGAGCTTCCGGCACACTTGCAAGCATTTGGGATGGGAAGTCCAAATGGACAAGATTTATATTTTCCTCTGATCATTATATTTGTCCAATATTATTAATAGTAAATTATGATAGATATTTTGATAATAGTTTGTTTTTAATTAAATAATCAGAATAGGCTCCCGATAAAGGAATTATCTTGAATAGTCCTAAATCAAAAATTGCGGCTATAGCGGCATCTGGATTAAAACCAAATGCTGAGTTGACTTCCGTCGTCATATATTGGGTTGTTAATCTGGGATTTAATATAATTTCAGAATTTTCTCTTACATACTCAACGATGGAGCTGTCTATAGAAAGTCCAAACTGACTAGCAAGTTTTATTGCTCTAAAAATTCTCCTGGGATCATTCCTGATGGTGATCTCCGGAGGAACTGGAGTTCTTAAGATTTTTGAATCTACATCGCCCATCCCAAGTCCAGTGGGATCAAATATCTCTCCTGACTCAATATCCCGATGCATTGAATTTATGGTGAAATCTCTAGAGAATGATTCTACATACCTTTCTTTTTCAGGAGCGTTCTTCCTAACCCAATCTAAAACGCCGGGATGAGAAAAGCTTAATACTCCTGGAGAAAAATCTATATTTTCTCCAAAATGAAAGACTCTAATGTGCCTATCTTCAAACATTCTAAATATTTGACCGGTAGAGGAGGAGAACAATACCCCTAACCTCACACATTCCGAAGAGAGTGTTGTTATGTCTAAATCTGGAGATGGATTTTGTCTCTTGAATAAAAGATCTCGGACTATTCCTCCTACAACATAAGGTTTGTCTAGCGAATATTGGCTACTTATCTTAAGCATAAGTTCCAATGGCTCACTAAAACGCTGTAAGTTACCTGTAATCATAATTCAACTATTCTGGTGCCGGCACTGGAGTTTGGACTGCCTGTGGAGGTAATTCCTCTGGATTTACTCCTGGAGAACCGGGGGTAGCTGCGGATAAATTGGCACTTTCTTCTAGAGCATCTGACTTTGCCATTTCCATTATCCTCTTGTTGTTTGATAACATGCCTAACATCTTTGTTACTCTGGTTAGTGCATAAGAATAAGATTCAATTAGTTTGCTCTGAGCCTCTGCTAGTTCAGGAAACATGGAAGCAATACCAACCTTATCAAGAATAATATCAAACTCAGCAAGATATCTAATAACTCGCCTATCTGACAGGGTTCCTGCAATTTGCTCTAATTTTCTAGAGGCATCATCAACAGAGACATCTTTCTTCATAATGTCTTCGTATTCATCTTCCTTTGGCCCAGGTACGGGCTGAACGCCCTTCATTACTTCTCTGCCCTTTTCGGTATTTTCTTTTTCCTGCTGCTTTCTCTCCATCTCCGATGCAGATGGGGTGGCTTCCTCTTCAGGGGACTCGCCGGGAGCAATTACCTCGGGGGTGGCGGGAGCAAGCTCTGGGGGAGCGGCCTCTTGAGAGTACTTGTATAGAACGGAGGCTCCCTGATTAAATCCTAATTTTTTTAATTGTCCTGCGGCACGATAACTTATATCCGACGCGGAAGTCTGGAGCCTGATCTTTCCAACTTGAACATCTAATTTGTGAAGTACTTGAGAGATTTCTTCATATTTATCAGGATCTACATATTCTTCACTTTCTTTTAAAATCTTGTCAACTCTTCTTAGGGCGGTGTTGAACTTCTTCTTCCAATTCTTGTAGTTAACCTTACTTTCTCCACGTTCTTTGGCATCATTAACCAGAGAGTCGTGATCAACAACAAAGTCAGGTCCCATATAGTCTTCTTTGTATAGATTTCCACCGGCATTAAGTCCAAAGTTAAATGACGCTGTTTTTACATTGTATTTCAAGTGCTCTCCGTGGTTATAATATTTTAACCAAGATAAAAAGTTATTTCTTTCTTCATCATCTTCAAAAATATTACTAGAATATTTTATTACAGAATCAGAATAGTCGGACCCATCCTTATAAACAGATTCGTAAATCTTATGAACACAGGTTGCCCAAGACTGAAGATCATATCCATAAAAGGGATTTTTAAAGAAGTAATTCTCTCCCATAGGATAAGCTATTTTTTTCATTGAATTTTTATCAATAAGAAGCGAGGTTATATAAAAATAAAAATCATTTTCTGTTTTTAGTTTCTTTATTACATCTTTGTTTTCCCAGGCATAGCTCATTATATCATTAGCTTTTTCTCCGGAAATATTTTTAATAGCTCTCTTGAGATTTAAAAAAGAATTAATTTCTGATTTTTTAATTTTAAAACTTTCTATATCATCAGAAGCTTCTTTTATAAAATCATCTATTTCATGATTATATTTTTTATTATATTTATTCATAATTTAAGGTAGTTTTTTATTATCTTCTATTGTGTTTCTTAGTTTATTGATTAGCTCTTTAAAATTATTTCTTTTTTCATCAGGTAATGAGATAAAATTTTTATCACGAAAAATTCCATCCAAGGCTGATACTACGTTCTGGTAATTCAAGTCTTTTACCCCTGGAAAAGTTTCTCTTATCCAATTCATTATGGATACAGGCGAGTTTAAGTCACCTCTTGTAAGATGAACGGTATCATCATCTGAACTATACTTCTTCTGCATCGGAAACCTCTATTAGATATTGATTATATTCTGGAGAATCATGTTTTAATCCGGACATTCTATAATTAAGTTTTTCCATAAAGATCAGCACAAGAGATGGGTCCATGTCCTTTAATACTTCTAAAACAACCTCTTTTACTATTTTTAGCTGGTCGTTTACAACATTTACATTCAGGTTATGTTCAATTTTCTTATCAGCAAAGCCTTCAATGTACTTCTTCCAATCCTGCATAACAGATCTCATGGTATTTAAATACTCAAGAAAGACCCTGTCATGCTTAATGCTTCCGCCATTGGCAACGGCGTTATAGTAGAATTCCATTCTTGCAGAAATAAGTTTCTCCATCTCTAGTAGCTTTCTGGCCACATCCATTTCGTTGGAGACTATTTCATCTACTTTCTTTTGATATTCGGAGGAATTAGAGACGGCAAGTTTAATCTCTGCATTTTCAGATACTAGGTCGTCCGATCTTTTTTTAGTCTTAATATCCTCTAGGAGATCACCCTTTATATTGAGTTGTTCCGATCTAAACTTTTGAAGAGTCATATAGGAAATATGGTGACGCTTGGAACGGGGATATTTCTTTTTTAACCAAGCTTCAATCTGCTTTACAGAATCGCCATTAAGCAACATCTTGATAAGTTCATCTTTATCTGGGTG